CGCCCAGCACCGACTCGACTGGTCGCGCTTCCTCGAGGAAGGTTTGCCGGCGACAGCTTTGCTCGCCACGGGTGACCACCTGGCGCAGGCCGTGGTGGAGGTCGCCAGCGAGCGCACCCGCACAGGAGGCGATGATGGGCGGCAGTAGCAAGAAGGTCACGGTCGGCTACCGCTACTACCTGGGGATGCATCTGGCCATCTGCCACGGGCCGGTGGATGCCGTCACCGAGATCCAGGTCGGTGAGCGCCAGGCCTGGAGCGGCAATCTTGCCGCCAGCGGGCGGATCACCCTCAACGCACCCGAACTCTTCGGCGGTGAAAAGCGCGAGGGCGGGGTCTCGGGGGCGGTCGATGTCGCCTTCGGTGCGCCCACTCAGACGCCGAATGACTACCTCGTCTCGAAGATCGGTGCGCCACAGCCGGCCTATCGTGGGGTGCTCGGTCTGATCCTGCGCCAGATCTACATCGCCGCCAACAATCCCTACATAAAGCCTTGGGCGGTACGGGTGAAGCGTTGCTTTCGCGACTGGTACCCGGCCAAGGCAGAGATCGCAGGTGCAGCCAATCCGGCGCATATCCTCTACGAATGCCTCACCAACGCCGCCTGGGGGATGGGGTATCCCTCGGCCAGCATCGACGATGCCAGCTTCCGGGCGGCGGCCGACACGCTGGCTGCCGAAGGCTTCGGGCTGAACCTGATCTGGTTGCAACAGAGCAAGATCGAACAGTTCGTGCGCGAGGTGCTGGACCACATCGGCGGCGTATTGAGTACGTCGCCCTCGACGGGGCGCTTCGTGTTGAAGCTGATTCGGGCCGACTACACGGTGGCGAATCTTCCGGTGCTCGATCCGACCAACGTCATCGACTTGGAGAGCTTCCAGCGCGCCGCCTGGGGTGAGACCACCAACGAACTGGTGCTGGTCTACACCCGGCCGGACACTTTCAAGGAAACCAGCATCACGGTGCAGGACCTGGCCAACATCCAGGCACAGGGCGCGGTGGTGTCCCAGACGCGGCGCTACCCCGGTATCACCTCGGATGCATTGGCCGCCCGGATGGCCCTGCGCGATCTCGCCGCCGTGTCCACGCCCTTGGCCAAGGTACGGCTCAGCGTCAATCGCCGCGCCTGGAATCTGACGCCGGGCGAGGTGTTCAATCTGGTGTGGCCGGCGCTCGGAATCGAAGGACTCGTGATGCGTATCGCCGCCATCGAAGGCGGCACGCTCACCCGGGGGGCGATCCACATCGATGCCGTCGAGGATGTGTTCGGGCTGCCGGCGGCAAGCTACACCGCCCCGCAGCCACCCGGCTGGGTAGACCCGGTGCCGGCGCCCTCGGCCGCGAACCCGCGTTGGCTCGTCGAAGCCCCGTACTGGGACATCGCCCGCATCATGAGCGCCTCCGAGCTCGCCTACCTGGATGCGACCGACTGTTTCGTGCAGACCCTTGGCGGCCGTCCGGCAGCCGGAGCGATTCACTACGAGATCCACAGCAAGACCAGTTCGGCCTCGACCTACAACGATCGCGGCCAGGGTGAGTTCGCGCCCCATGCGGTGCTCGCCAGCGCGATCGGCCAGGCCGTGACCAGCACGCTGACGTACCACAGCGAGGTCGATATCGATCTGGTCGCTGTGGGCAGCTACGCCTACCTCAATGACGAAGTGCTCGCCATCACGGCCATCAACACCACGGCCAAGACACTGACGGTGAATCGAGGTGTGCTCGATACGGTACCCACGGCCCATGCCGCTGGAAGCCGGATATGGTTTGCGGACGGGTTTCAGGGCATCGACCCCACCGAATACGCGGTCGGGGAAACCGTCAACGCACGCCTGCTTACCGTCACCGGCAAAGGCACCCTGGCGCTGGCCTCAGCACCGACCGATTCGCGCGCAATGAACCGCCGTCAAAACCGGCCGTACCCGCCCGGCAACGTCAGGATCAACAGCGTGGCCTATCCGGCTACTGCCAAAGGCGATCTCGTCATCGCTTGGTCGCACCGTGACCGCTTGAGCCAGACGGTGAGTCTCACTGCCCAGAGTGCCGGCAACATCGGCCCCGAAGCCGGGGTGACCTACACGCTGCGCATCTACGGGGAAGCAGGCAGCCTGCGGCGTACCTACAGCGGCCTGACCGGCACCAGCCAGACCTACACCCTGGCCGACGACACCGCCGATTCCGGTCTTGGCCGACCCAATGCCGCGCTGCGCATCGAGCTCGAATCCAACCGCTCCGGCGTGATCAGCCTGCAGAAACACTCGATCGCCTTCGAGCGCGCGGGCTACGGACTTTCCTACGACAAATACTACGGAGGCATCTGATGCCCGCAATCACTGATCCGAACCTGGGACTCAACTACGGCTGGACGCTCGGCGAAAGCGGCTGGGGCGCTGGCATGGATGCCAACCTGAAGCGGCTGAGTGCCGTCGTCAGCCTCTCGGTCAAAGACCGCGATCTGGCCACACCGCCCGCCAGCCCAGTCAACGGCGACCGTTACCTGATTCCCGCTGGCGCAACCGGCGTCTGGAGCGGCAAGACCGATCAGATCGCGGCGCGCATCGCGGGCGTCTGGGAATACCACATCCCTAAAGTCGGTTGGCTCTGCTTCATCGAGGACGAGGCCGAGAGCACGGCCTCGTCCTCGAT